TCTGCTTTAATTGCTTCACCAGTTTCATCATCAAAGCCAACTTCAGCATGATAAAATTCTGTAGTATTGCCACCCTTGACAGTTTGAGTTGCGGCTTTACCTTGCATGAATACATTGAATTGAATTGTACAATCACCATCTTTAAGAACGTCAAGACTTAGAATTGTGTCTTCATTGTAACGACCACGCCAACGATGTTTGCAAGCATTGTCAATTAAAAGACATGAATAGATTCGAGTGTTCTTCACAAAAGGTGGATACTTTTGATTTGGTGCAATGAAGAATCGATACTGCAAACCAGACACGGGAACGTTTTCGAATCTATCGATAAACTGTTCGCAGATATAAAAGAGTATGCCAGACTCGACACGAATTCGTTGGTTCTTATGTAGTCTATAGAAGTCTGAAATGTTATCATCCATCACCCAATGTTTTTCTGCACCAATAGATATCGAATGATCCCAAGCATAATTTCTTGCACGACCAGGACCGTCACCGTGATTTGAAAATGGTGCAACAATCAACGTAACCCATGGTCTAATATTGAATGTGTCTAGTGCATTTTCATATAGCGTTTCATCTTGAGGTTCAATAACGATATAGTGAGGCACTTTCATTCTTGAAAGTGACTTTGAAGTAATCATTGAGTCAGCACGACCCTTTGATATGATGTAAACTGGATGTTCAGGATTATGCATTCACTTTTCTCCATATTGTAGGTTTGTTATTCCACATTTTGCATAACACTTTTTCGTACCCATTCTTCACCAAGAACTTATTGAATATAGCAGAAATTTTTGATTGATCTACAATTTCATTTTCGTATTCATACGTTTTGAAGTGACCAATTGAATGTGTATTGAATGCGTTTGCAATAATAAAATACTTTGGCGATATTGCATCAATGATTTCTTTTACATGCTGAGTCGGATTATGAATGTGTTCAAAGTATTCAGATGCAAAAACAAAATCTACATTGTGTCCGATTTCATGCACACTTTCAATTAGATTGAAATCGTGCTTCTTTGCCATGACTTCACATAACTTCCATTGCTTAGTGTTCTTCAAATTGATGCCATATGCTTTTGCGTTGGGCAAAAGAGTTTTTATCGCACATGTACTATAACTGATTCCACAGCCAATGTCAACAAACGATGCAGAATTTTTAAGTAAATCATAAACAGATTCACCATTTGCCATTGATGGCTTTAGCAATCGTTTAATATAATTTCTGCTATATGTTCTGTAGCAATTGAAAATGTCTACAAAATAGTAATCATCATCGTACACTTTAAATGCATCATCTAAATTGTTTTGATCTAGGTTTTCATACCACTCAGAAGTCAGTCTCTGAAAAAGAGAATCATCTCTAAGCATTGTTTTAGCTTTGTCATTGTCAATGTCGAAAATATTTCCATAATCATTTAGAAATTTATCGAAAAGAATTGACGGCTTTTCTGTTAAGAATTCATTCTGAATCATCGACTACCCATCTAAGAAGAGAGTTCTGTGTTCTATCAAGTGCTGGATGCCAGATACTCTTTGTTTTGTTTGAAATATTTTGATTAATTAATTTAGCAAAATCTTTGTAGTCTTCTTCAGTTCGAAAATGCACGTAGATTGTTTTGAACGTGGGATTGTCTTCTTGTTCAAACTCGGGCATACCTTTCCAAAGTTTCTTCCATTCTTTTTCGCCTTGGTCAGAATACTTCTCTTTCTCACTTTCATCTAGATTCATGTGATCCAAAAGAGAGACAGGTTTATTATCATTTACTTTTTTCTCACCGATCAAATTTTGATACTGAGATGATTCTTCAATTTGTGTTTTTGTCATTTGTTCACACTCATATTTGTTTTACAATTATACCGCATTTATTTAGGAAAACGACACCACCATCATCACGATAATCTTCGCCATAGAATACTTCTTTAATGCCGCTTTGAAATATCATTTTAGCACACTCTATGCATGGAGAGCAAGTGATGAACATGCTTGCACCATCACCACTCTCGGTAGACATAGCAAGTTTTGCAATTGCATTAGACTCTGCATGGAGAACTTCATCTTTTGTTTTGAGTACAGGACCTTCGTGGGTATGTCCAACAACTTGTTCACAATTGTTATCCCATCCGCTTGGCATACCATTATAACCAATAGAGATGATGCGGTTATCTTTAACAATAACAGCACCAACTTGCTTACGTTTAGCAGTACTCAATTCGGCAAAGACTCTTGCAGTCTTCATGTATGCGCCAAGATATTTCTCTTTAATCATTATCAAACTTTTCTGTTTGTTCAAAACGTTTCTCTTGAATCGTTTTTTCTTTCCACACTTTTCTAGGATTTGCACACATCACACAATTTGGATTTCCGCAATCTAACACATGATGTTTAGCTAATTGATGTGGTGATTCAACTGGTATGTTATACGCTTTTGCAATCTTTAATTGTTTTCGTATTGCGTTTTCATCTTCAAGGATTCGTTTAGATTTTTTAAATTTATCTTCTTCGTTACTCATGTTCAACTCCTTTTAGATATTAGATTTTCTTTACCTTACGTTTTAAAATTGTGCGTTTACGTATTGCTCTTTGCGTTTCATATTGTGAAGCCCTTTGAGTATACACTTTTCCTAGCATATGGTCAAATTCATGCAACGCAATTCGTGCAGTCATGCCAATAAACTTTTCAGTTCTTGTTTCACCCGTTTCATCTTGGAAACGAATGCGTACAAAGTCTGGTCGTTTAACATTCAGATATAACAATGGAAAACTTAAGCAACCTTCTTTCATTGAAAGTTCGTTATCTGATACATCAACTACTTTTGGATTGAATACTGCATATGGCTCATCTCCAGTTCTCATAACAAAAACACGATATGGTTGTCCGACTTGATTTGCCGACAATCCAAGTCCATCACTCTTAACCATCTTGTTGTGCAATGCTTGTGCAAACTCTTTAGGATCAAATGGTGGATTATTGAAATCAAATTCTTTGCACTCTTGCAAAAGAATGGGTGATGTTTCTGAAACAAATTCAAGGTTCATGGGATTCTCCTAATACATAATTTTCTGCGAAATTTTCAGCTTCATCTATACTATTAAAGAATGCTACAAAGTATGAGCCAAATTCATTTCGCATTCTAACTTTATAGAAACCCTCATCATGATGAACGTGCGCTTCTCTATCGATATCTGTTCCATAATGTTCACTGATTATTTTCATTTTGCAATCCTTGAAAAGTTATTTACTTTTTCGAATCTAATCACGTTGGCAAACTTGTCTTGTAAAATATCACCTTTGTGTGATATGACAAACAGGTTAGAACCTTCAAGCATGTTTAGAATCTTCATCAAATCTTCTGTACCATTTGTGTCTAATGATGAATCAAAGATTTCATCAAGTATTAATATGTTTGTGCTGGCGCTGTTCTTCAGTTTGGCAACTGCTCTCCATGTCAACATCAATGCCATGTCAATGCGTTGTTTCTCACCTTCACTAAATGATGCATAGGTAAAGTCATCACGATGGCGAGACTTGATTGTTTCTTTGAAAGACTCATCAAGATTGAAGTTCACAAAAAACTCTAATGCCGCAAGATACTTGTTGACAAGTTTGTTGATTACTGGTATGTATTGTCGAATAATTTTCGTTTTGATACCTGTGTCTTTCAACAATGATATCGCAACTTCGTAATACAGACGTTCCTCTGATAGTTCTTTAATTTCAGATTCTAACTCAGCAAGTTCCTGATGCAATGTTGCTAGTTTAGTTTCTTCAGTCTGCAAGTCATCTTTGACATGAGAGAGCCTCTCAATTTCTTTCTTAAGACTTTCAATGTATCTGAGATTGGCTTTGATTTCGCTCTGTTCGAATGTCAACTGAGAATTCTGTGCTTGAATTTCTTCAACAAAGATTTGAATGCCTTCACTTCGAGTATTCAGCAGATTGAGTTCTTCTTCGACCTTTTTCAACGCATCATTTACTTCTTCAATCTTTTTATTTCTCTCTTCAAGAATGTGCGCTTTGTACTCTTCATTAATCGTTTGCTTGCATGTCGGGCAATCATTATTATCGTGATAGAATGAAATGTCAGTATTGACTTTCTTAAGAGTCTTGTTCAGATTCAATTTGATAGCAGAAAACTTTGTCATCTTACCATCAACTTTATCTTTGTCTGAAATCTGTTCACACAAATCAGACAAATTTTGTTGTATCGTCACGCACTTGTTTTCGCTTTCAGTAACTAGATATTGTGTGTTTGCAATGTCTTGTTGCTTAGATGAAATTTGTGCTTGATTGTTCTTTTTCAAAGAATCAATGTATTGAATTTGATATTGAATCTTTTCGCTTTTCAAATCAACTGCATACTTTGTCTGAGAGTGTTTTTCTTTCAGCAATAAGAATTTATCTTTCAGTACACTATTCATGCGTGAGAAGATTTGGATATCTAGCAAATCCTCAATGATAGAACGTCTATCGCTTGCTGACAATTGCATGAATGGAGTAAATGATGCTGAACCCAACAGAACGATTTGAGTAAACGATTTATAGTTGAGTTTGAGAATGAATTTCTCTAGATGTTCTTGATAGTCTTTGACTGCGGCATCTTGATTGATTAAATGTCCGTTGCAATAAATCTCAAACAAGTTTGGCTTGATGCTACGAATAATCTTGTATGACTTATTGCCAGTATCAAACTCAATTTCAACTGTACAATCTTTTTGATTGATTGTATTGACAAGTTGGCCTTTGTTGATATTACGAAATGGTTTACCGAACAGCACAAAGCATAATGCATCAAGCATTGTTGATTTTCCAGAACCATTAGAGCCAACAATCAACGTGGTGTTGTTGCTGTCTAAGTTAATTTCCGTAAAGAAGTTGCCAGTTGAAAGAAAGTTCTTCCATTTTAAGGTGCGAAAAATAATCATTCTATATTTTCTGTGGATAGTGCCTCAACATAAAGTTCACGCATCAATGTTTTCAGTTTGTTTGTGTCAGAGATATTTAGGCTCTGTGCATCAATGAATGTGGAAAGAATCGTCATGGTATCTTGCGCTTGGTCAATGATATCCTTCTCTGTCGTTTCTTCATTCAGTTCAGTGAAGTCTTCAACGATTGTTACGTCAACAGGACTAACTTTATAAATTTCATCTACAAGTTTTTCAAACAAATATGGATTTTGTTTGTTAACTACGATAATTTTAACGTATGCATTTCGATATGGTTCAAAATTATATTCTGATAGTTCTTCAATCTTCAAAATTGAATCATCATAATTAATTTTATGAAACATTCTAAACGGATTTGCAACAGTATCATATCGCAATGTGTCTGTATCTAATATACCAAAGGCTTTTTGATCTTTATAATCTGACCAAAACAATTCATATGGTGTACCAGTGTATATAACGTTATCGATAGAAGAACGTGTGTGATAGTGTCCACTATAAACTTGAGTGTAGTTACTTAAAAATTTATAGTCGATACCATCGTGACTTTGCACACCCTTAGACAAATAGAATCCATTGAGTTCAAAGTGACCCATACACAATGTTGAAGATGAGTTCTTTACAAACTCAAAAATTTCTTCTTCGTTGCTTTTGCACATCCATGGGATCATATCAATCTTGATGCCATCAACTTCAAGTGTGCCGGGCTTTTGCCATAGCACAATGTTGTGATAGTCTCTCAACAGCAAGTCTGGAGAATTAACTTCAAGACTTTCTTTCCAAAATATATCGTGATTACCAATCAATGCATGAAGAGTAATGCCTTCTTCAACGCATCTATCAAAAAAGTATCTACGACTTTCCATCAGCGAATGAAAGTTGATGTACTTGCGTCTATCAAATAAATCACCGAGTTGAATGATTGTTCTTACACCACGATGTTTTAGTTCTGGAAAGAATACTTCATCATAAAATTTTTCATAGTAAGCGTGAAACGCTTTGGAGTCATTTCTAACGCCAAAGTGTGTATCACCTAGTAGACATATTCTCATACTTTCGTTGCCCTTGCTTCTTCATTGTTTTACCTAACGACTTGTCGATTATAGCACGAATCTCAGTCAAATGCAAGACGGCAGTTTCTCTGAGATTTTGTGGTGATCTTTTGTCGTTAACAATCTTTAGCCAATTTTCAAGTTGGGCTGGAATTGGTGTCTGCATTTTCATTCTCCAAAAATTCATCAAATACAGTCTCTGTTTTTTTCTTTCTAGGCTTTGCACTGGCAATCTTTTTATCTTTATTCACTTCGAATGCTTTGATAAAGTCGCTAATGAATTCTTCGCTATATGAATCATGCATCACGCCGTTTAGACTTGAAGAAACATATTCTTCACCATTGTTTTCGATGAGAGATGTAATGATTAAATTGTCCATGCTCTTGTACTTGATGTACAAATGTTTTTTCTCTTTCTGAATTCTTCGCAAGAATGCATAGTAGATGATTTGAGTAAAGTACGCAAATGGATTCTTAGACTTTTCAGGATCAAAGTTATCAATGTACAACAGGCAGTTTTCAATACCATCAGACACCATATCTTCTTTGAATGTGTAGTTTGCAAAGTTTGGCTTACGTGCTAAGTGCGTTGCAATTTTAAACAAGCATTCGCCAATATACTCTGGCACTCTTGGACGTTCGCCGTTTGTTGCTTCTGCTTCTTTGACAGCGGCACGAAAAACAACCATCTCTTCTAGAAAATGTTCATTGTTTACGTAATGTTTTGCTTTTGCTGGTTTAGCGGTATTGGTAGTAATGCTCATGTTTCACCTCAATTAGTTGACAAACACTTGACAATGAGTTATTATCACTGTGTTCCCTTTGATAAAGACTTAATGTAATATATGATTGTTAGATGAAGCCATTGTTGATCTCATCTTGTCAATCTCTTCTTTTATTTCAGACATTCTATCGTCTGGTTGAATTTCAATCTCATTTTCTTCACTCGACTGAAATTCATTATATGCTTCACCATAGACTCTTATGATTTCTGATGTTGCTTCAGATACCGAAACAATACTTTGTTTAAATATTCTAGAAGGTAAATCAAAATTTGTAAGTGGATCCCATTTCATCATAGACAAGCTGAACGTATGTTCATCAGAAATTCTAGGAACAAGAACAACTCTCATAGGACGATGAACTTCAATGTAACTTCTACTTTCTTCAACAACATTTCCGATGACAGTATCACCGTTTGTTAGTTTTAGTACTTTACAAAGCATTATTCTTCCTTTAAGTTTAACGTGTAAATTTTATATTCAAACTTCTCATCGTTGTAAATTTTCATTCGTTCAATAAAATGTTCTAACGTAAAATTTTTTCTACTCTTATGTGTCATGTCATCTGATATGTCATATAGAATAGCTTCTTTCTTATTATCTCCCAAACGCAATCCTCGACCAATAGACTGTAGTGTTCTAATCTTACTCTTGCTTGGTGAAGCAAAAATAACATTGTGTAAATTACGAATATTAATACCAGTAGAGAATGTTCCATATGATGCTACAATAATTGCATTCTCTTCATTCTCAGTAATTCTACGAACTTCTTCTCGCTCATCTACGCCAACCGCACCATGAATAAAGAATACAGGTCTATTTTCTTCTACTGCATTCTTAATCATATTATACAATATTCTGCCATGTTTGTCAACAAATTGATAGAGTAAAAGAGTGTTACCTTCTAAACTCAATGTCAAATTTCTAATGAATCTATTACGTGCCGGCTTACCTATAATATAATTTATCTCATCTTGATATTTAAAATTCTTACCTAGCTTACATGATTCTTCGTTGTGCTTAAGCACCAATGCTTTAATTCTAAACTTCGCTAATCGTCCAGAGTCAATCAATTCTTTTGTTGTTGTAATCTGTTTGACTTTTCCGAACAAACCCTCTAATACTAATCTGTGTGTCTGTGTTCCATCTAGTGTACCTGTCAGACCAAATCTATACTTACACTCTGTTAGTTTTGTTAGAATCGATATTAACGACTTTGCTTTAAACAAATGTGCTTCGTCTCCGATAACTAATCCAAACTCTTCAAACCATTCTTTTGGCATCTTGTAAATTGACTGCCATGTAGATATGACAATGGGGCAATCAGTTTGTTTGCTTGCACCTGACATAATCTGATGTATGTATTTATCACTCTCAAACCCGTAGTCTTCAAAGTCTTTGTATAGCTGTGCGACAAGTGAGATTGTAGGAACAATGATAAGAGTCTTGCAATTTAAATATCTTGCAATGAGATATATGATAAGCGATTTACCTGATGCTGTGGGTGATACTAATAGATTTCTTCTGCTACGTACTGCATGGATGAATGCTTGAATCTGATAGTCTCTAACTTCAAATGGAATACCTAAAGTATCGATAAAGTCTTTTGCTTCAGCTAAAGAAAATTCATCATATGTTTCTACTGATTCATCAAATTCAATTTCATACTCACGTTCTTTAGCAAACTTCTCTAAGTATGGAATCAAGCCATAATAGATTTGTCTATTCTGTGAATTGAATAGGCGTATCTTTCCATCCCACACTTTGTTTCTAAATGCGGGCATGAATTTGTAGCCGGGAACGTAGAACGTGAAGTATTCATTCAACTCCATTGCATCGGAGTTCTCACACTTGATATGTGCGTAGACTTCATCTACTTTTGAGATATAGAGTTTATTGTACACCTTGCGTAAACTTCTTCCATTCTATAGCGTTCTTAATCTGAAAATTGCGTTGGTTGACGTTCTTAAGTACTTCTTCCAGAAACGCTAACTTTTCTTTTTGATTGATTATGCGAACATTGTTGTGTATAATATCTTTATCAGAGTCAAGGTACATATCAACTTCATTCTTCATCAAACGTTTAACGAAAGGCTCCCAATTGAGTTCGTCAAGTTCTTCTTGTGAAAGTTTTCCATTGTAATACTCATATTTCTTCAAAGATAAATCTTTGCTTTGAAACTCAAGTGCTTTGAGTTTGCGTCTTTCATCAAAATAAATTTTGAGATATTTACTGTGTAATTCTGGTATCTTCAGAGATGCGATACCCAACTCTGTGGAGTCAACTGTAGCATCTAGTCTCCACTCTTCCATCATCTGGTCTAACGTCATAATAATTCCTCAAGTCAATATTCGTATTCATCATAATAACACATTTAAAGGTAAATGTCAAATGTTTGTTGCTTCGTAGTAAGTATAGTTGAACGTTACCGTAGAAGTAATAAACTCTTGATTATCTACAGCAGAAAACTGCATGTCTCCTAAGTCGGTAGGATATGCACCATAGAAATCAATTTTAAAATTTGGATTGTTTGCGTTTGTCTTGATGAATAATGTTGCGTCAGAAGTTACGCTGTCAATCAATTTATCATTATCTTTTAAGCCGCCTCTTTTATCAAACCCTTTTGGATTGCCTAGTTTAAATATCCAATTGTACAATTCATACCACGATTGCATGTCTTCATCGACTATGAATGTCAATGATAATGTGCCAAAGTTGATTTGATTTCCTGGCACACTCAATGCAGAAAATGGTGTGTTAATTGTAGTAGACTGTAAAGATAGACTTGGTAAGTTTACAGCTTGTACAAAATATGTGAAGTTAGGAATTCGTCTAAGAACAAAATCAAATTTGTTATTAGAAAGAAAACTTCTATTTACTGGTGTTGTTGCTAGTGTAGCCATATTATCTCCTCTTGTCTTCTATTTATGCAGACAAAAAAAGAGGGCCCTGAGGCCCTCTTTTAAATACCGATGTTTCTCGGCTTAATCAATTACATCAAGTTAGTAATTGCAATTCTACGATAGTAGACGTTCTTGTTAGCGAACGTTAATGTACCATCAGGCGTTGCAGTTGCGAATGGGTTTGCGACCATACCGTAACGTGTCTTGAAGCCGATCTTTGGTTGGAATGTGTCTTGACCAACTGCACGAACCATTTGCAATGGAACATATGGGCAATAGAACAAACCAGCGTCAAAAGCTGAAGTGCCTTTGTAACCGATTGTTGCATAGTGTGTACCAGATGTTGCGGCAAAATATGGATCGATGTAAACCTTGATACGACCATTCAATACACCAGCGAATGTGTTACCTGTGTCATCAACTTGTAAGTTGTTAGATGCAAGTGCTGGAGTGTAATCAAGAACACCAGCCATTTGCAATGCAGATGCTACGTCTGAAGAACAGATAAGCACGTTGCCTTTACCTCTACGAGTTGCTTTAGCAATTGCGTTAGACTCACGCTCTAATTGGAACATCAAGCCCTTGAACTTCTCAACAGACCAACGACCGTTAGCATCAACGTCAAGGTTGAATGTACCAGCAGTTGTAACGTTTTCTTGTGCGCCAACAGTAGCTGTGATGTTGATTGTACGAACAACTTCACGGTTAATTTCAGCTAAGATTTCTGTAGAAAGAATGTTAGCCAACTCTTGTTCAGCATCCAAACCATGAACTGCTTTCAAGTCTTGTGCAAGTTCCATTGTGTATTCTGCTTTCAAAGCACGGCTACGTGCAGTAACAGCAACTTTCTCAATAGAGAATGCCATCTCTTGGAATTGATTGTTAGCGGCATCGCCTAATGCTTCAGCTTGTGCTGTTGTCAAACCTGTACCACGTGTGTACTCTGTACCAGCAGACAAGTCAGCAGGTGAAGAACCTGTTTGTGATTGTGCAATGTTAGGGAACGCTGTGTTAGCTTCATCGAACAACGCCTCTGTGCCGCCTTGTGTTCTATAACGTGAACGCATTGCAAAGATCAAGCCTGTTGGACCTGTCATTGGCTGAACACCGCAAATGTCGTAAGCGATCAAGTTAGGTGCCGCACGGCGAACCAAGCTAATCAAAACTGGATCATAAAGGTCGATTGCACCAGCCGCGGCATCAGATGAAGATGCGCCCATGCTGTTAACAGGTGCGGCTTCAGAAAGCAACGATGTTTGGTTACGATAACCACCAGAACCTTGTGCATCACCGCGGCAAGCAATTTCTTGGTTCTCAAGAAGTTGCGCTGTTACGGAACGCTTGTGGGAATCCTTGATTGCGGCTAAGTCGCCGTGGTCAAGAACTGGTGCCCATTTTTTTAAAAGATTTTCTACGCTCATGTTTTTCTCCTTTGAGTATTGTTTAATTTATTTATAAAAACTTATTTCTTGAGTGTTCTAGAAATATTTTGTACATAGTGGTTCATTACTGGAGTAAATGATTCTTCGATTGAAGTTGTGTCATCATCCAATGGAGCCGCTTTTTTGACTGTTTCTTTTGTAGATTCATCAAAATATTTCTTTTTCGTTAAAAGAAGTTTTTCTTTGTAGTCTTGTTCTGAAACAAAATCAATTCCTTCTGCAAGAGATTTTAATTTTGCAAATTGAACTTCGCTAAGACCTTCTGAGACTTCGCTAACAATGTGTTCTTTTTTAAAGATATTGATTTGTGCATTCAAATTTGAAACTTCAGTAACTGCTTTGTCTAATTCAGTTTCAAGCACTTCAACTTGTTCTGCGAATTGTTCAACAACATCTACTTTATCTTCTGGAATGTCAACATAGTGTTCTGTGAATAGATTCTTAAGACCAATCATAAAGTCTTCAACTAACTCAGCTTTGATACCTTTTTCGATAGCAAGTTTGTTCTCTTCCATCCACTCAGTAACGACATACTCAAGGTATTCGTCAACTTTTGTAACCAAATTTTCGTTAATAGATGCAACTTCAGCATCAAGTTTAGTTGCATAGTGTTCTTCAATTGCAACGACTGCTTCTTCTACTTTAGAATGAATAGCCGCTTCAAAAATTGCTTGTGCATTCTGCTTGAATTCTTCAGAAAGAGATTCACCAGAGAAAATAGCATCAATGTCTTCTTTCATTTTTGCTTTCTTTTCTTTCATCATTTTTTCTTTTCCGTCATCTTCCATGTCCTCTTCATCATCCTTAGACTTCTCACCCTTTTTGCCTTTTTTATCAATATAGGCTTTAAGTGCAGGTGGCATTTCGCCTTCTTCTAAGTTTTTGTTTTCAAGGTCTTCAACCTTGTCTATTACTTGTTCTGTCATAGCAATCTCCTTTGTATGATATTTAAAATTATTAGTATATGTATTTATAAAAAATTATAGCTTGGAGATGAAATCTTTAAACACTTTTATCATGTTTTCTTCTAAGTCTTTTTGTGAAGACTTTTGAATAACTTGTTTTTGTGTTGCAACATCAGCTTCTCTGATGATTCCGTTATCCCAAACCCACGCTTTATTTTCCATAATACCACGTACATATGCATCTGGTGCTGAAGGGTCTGCTACAATATCTGCACAAGTTGCAAGATAAAAGTCATTTCCAACAACTTTAACTCCATTCTTTCCTTCAACAAGACTTCCTAGACCTCTTGTTGACACACCAACCACTGCACCTTCACTCATTAAGTTTTTTACGATGTTTCCATATGGTGTATCCATAATTTTTGCTTTGCCGATGAAATTGTTTCCATCTTGACGCAAACTTTTAGTAATGTGTGAAACACGCTCTAAATTGATTGTTGGACCATCTGGATGTCCTAACTCGCCATAAGCACGATTCTTCATCACATACTCGGTAACATATCTTTCTGTTTCTTTTTGCAAAACTTCCAACGGATACATTCTCTTGTTTCTGTTTTCTTGTTCTGCTTGCATGAAGATGCCTTCAATGAAGAAGTTTTTACCGCCAGCTTCGTTTGCTTCAGTAATGATGTTTACTTGTTCATTGATTTCTGTAATTAGTTTCATTTTAGTCCCGCTGATGTTCGTTTTTTAAGTGATCTTGTTCTCTTGCGTAAAATCAATGCAAGTTTTGGCGCACGTTTTCTAGCCGCTTTACGCTGTGCAAGCCTACGATGCATTTTTTCTTGTGAAGACATTCTCACAAGTTTACCATTTAAAACTTTATACCCAGGTGTTGCTGATACAACTTTTCTGCGCTGAACAACTCCAGCACGTACTCTGTTAACTTTAAGAAGTCTAGCTTCATCTAGTTGTTCTTCAGACAAAGATATAAAATCTTTAAAGTTTAACATATTAGCTACCGGTAACTCCATCATCGGTAGTTTCACGGCTAGCATATCCAGCAGTCTTCTTGCCTTCTAATATGATTGTATATCCAGCACTAGCAGTAAAACCTGTAGTGGTTAACAAGATATCTCCATTAGCTCCAGCGCCCGCATTGTTTGTGAGTGGTGCTTGAAAACTTGTTGTCAAATCTAAAGTGCCAGAGCCAGTCAAAGTTACAATAGTTGTGTTTGATGTTCCTCTCCACGCCAATGTAACTCTAGGGTCTTGCGCTGATGAAGTGCCTCTTGCAACATTCCAAAATATTTTATTGATTGACAACCGTTGCGTTGATCCACCAGTAGAAGCAACTAATGTGTTCGCAGAAACTTTTACAACACCCGCTTCACCTGTGCCGTCAGAAATATTTGTCAGCTTAACTGCCCATGTTGATGCGCTATCTTTTAGCGTTTGTGATGTTACTGTATCTGCCATTTTATTCTTCCGCTATAGTTTTTGCGAATGCTAAAAGTACTTCAGCATCTTCTTCCAACTGATTCAAAAAGATTTTTTGATTACTTTCATCCAACTGATCGTAAAGATTAGAAAGCAAATCAATGTCTTCATTCTTCAAAGCACCACGATCTTTTGCGGCTTTAAGCATGGCTAATCTATCACGAACACCACTAATGCCCGGTTTGATATCTTTAGCGGCTTTCTTTTCGGCTGCATTAGGATTGCTAATGTGCTTCATTGTAGTCTTAGACTGATGGCTAGGAACTTCTTCACCAAATGCTTGCTTGTTGTCAAGTCTATTGCCTTTAGTTTTGACTTCATCGTTTGCATATGCCATTTTATTGGCAATGCCTTCTTTATACTTGACTCTTTCTACTTCATCCAACTGGATAAAACTTTTAAAGTTCTTCATCTACATTTCCTTCTGAACTGGATTGAAATTCTTCTTC